TTGTCAATGTAAAGAATATACTTGCCCTTTGCAACGGCAATCCCTGTATTGCGGGGTACATTGCTCCAAAGCTCTTTACGTTCAACTCTGAGTAATTTGAGTCTTTTGTCGGTAAAATTCTTATTAACTATATATTCAGTTAAAGAACAACCATCTGCCACAACTATCAATTCAAAGTTCTGGTATGACTGTTTGAGTACAGATTCGATTGCCCTGATGAGCTTTTTGTCCTTTCCTGTTGCACTTCCGGGATAGTCAGTAAGCAGTGAGGCCATTATAATTGAATATTTCATAATCTTATCGTTTTTTATCAAATGCTTTTTTCAATTTACCTAGATTTTCTTCGGTTTTCTTGCAACTAAAAGGAGACGGCCCTATCAGAAAGCCAATATTCTCTTCATATAAAATATAATATATAAGATAATTAGGATCAAATCTACATGGACAATATTTTATTGTTGGTTTAAGACCAAGATCAGCATTTTCATTATTGCCAATTGCAACATCAATTATTATTTCATTCATCTCATTCAATTTTAAAAGCCCCTTCGGTAAATGGCTTATAATCTACACCTTTAGGGAAAGATACACTTACTTTCGGGGCCGTTAATATTAATTTGGATTCATCTGGTGTAGTTATAAGCATCCTACAAATTTATACAATTATTTGAATAAACAACAGTTTTCAGGTTTTTTTATACAATATTTCTTGCATCTTTTTTAATCCCATTATAGCAAAAGATTCACGTCTTTGCTCAAAAGGTGTTTTTTCGTATTTTACTTTTCTTTTACCCATTATAATAGAGAATTGAGAATTTGTAATCTTTGTACGTTCACTTTTGAAAGTGGCAAAACATCCATAATATATTCCCAAGCAATTTTATTCAAAACCACTTTGTCAACTTCACCACTTAAAATTGAACGTATCGACTCATAATAACTCGGCAGGTCGGAATAAGGTAACGTCCCCGGCATATTCCACCAGTCCGGGACTACACATACCGCCCCGGCGTAACTACCTTCAATGGCTGCGATATTGCTCTTTGCTCTATTAAAAGTATTATCGTGCAGCGGAACATGCATACAGGATGGAGCCATATCATAAAGAGTTTTAAAATATATAACAATATCCATGGATGGCACATGGCCCTTATTAGCAGTATTAGTGAGGAACCATGGGGAAAAACCCATGAACATAAATCGCCACTCTGGAAATTCTGTAGTACACCTGTTTATCTCTTTACTAAAAGTCATCAGATCAAAAATATGAGCTTCAGGACCTCGCCAAACACAATGATTCGTTCTTGGTTTTAGTTCCGGACGAACAAATAATAAATCATTGAAAGCATTCGGAATGATAAAGATATTTTTATTAAATTCTGTATATGCCTGCCTTAAATATTCAGTAGGTACGCTTACAGCATCGGCAAGTTTTAATATTCCTTTAATGTTTGCCTGTATTTCCGGATTGTTATAAATGTAATATGTTGGGTTTTCCGGGTTAAGAGCAAACAAGTTGTCATCATAATCAATCCATAGTTTGATATTGCATTGTTTTATATAGCCACATAAATTATGTGATTCCTTCGAGAAGGGACGTTGCATCATAATCAAATCGAATTGTGTAATAAGTGACCAATTAACGTTTACCTGGTCCCATTGTGTGAGTGTAATATTGTGATCTGTTTTTCTGCGAAGGTCTGGAACAATACCTGCCGAGCGATAAAATGCACACGAATCCGATGAATTAATTGTGAGAAAAAGTATTTTCATATTGTTTGGTTTTCTGTTCCTGCGAGTTCACTTGTAGCATCATATTTTATTCTTTTCAGTTCAACTTCTGAATCTTCAACTAATGGATTTTGTTCTATTGCTGTCTCTTTGCTCATTATATTACTAGTAACGGCAACCCCAAGGTTTTCTATCATCTCAGTAACGTTTTGAGGCAAATATGGAGTTATTACCGGCTTCATTTGCACTGTTTTACATTCACTCGCCAAACTTGTGTCAATTAAAGCCCCGATAGCTGCTTTAATTATATTTAATCTTCTTTGTAACCCTATCCCAAATGTCTCTTCCTCTGTCCTGACTGCCATGTGAGCGTCACTGAATAACATTTCAGCTGCAAAGCCTGACATCTGGCCTATCTCCATCATTTGTCCAAATGAAATATCCGGGGTTTGTGACATTACATAAATATTCTCTTTGCAATTATTCTGTTCCAAACTTATTGATTCGGGTTCTGATGCCAGTTGTGCGTAATTAGCGGTCCCCTCATTTTCCATCTGCATCATGCTACCTGTTTGATTGTCAATTATCTCCCCCTGTATCTCCCCGGCGACAATAAATATCGGTGCGCCAAACTTATCGTTCATCCCACCATGATTTGAAGTCAGTATCTCATGCCTGTCAATTATTGACTGTACTTTATGCCAGATTGGTTTTTTCTGACAGTAATATTCAATGAGTATCTTTTTTGCTATATTAGGAACAGGATTTGATGATACAAACTCACCAGTTTCTTTTGACTTAGTTATAATATCAGGGTCTAAAATCCATCCAGCATCAGTCTTAATATATTTATACTCAAATTCTGCTGTGTAAATATCGGAGTGTTCAATCTCTTTCCCTTCATCTATAAGTTTGTAGTCCCTACGAAATGAGATCATGGTCCCTGTTGAATTAAACAGAGGGTAAAGAGTATCACCAAGTTCCGGGGAAACTATTTTGCTGTTTAGAGTATATTTCTGTTTTGGGTCTTTAGTTTCGACATAATACCAGATGACAGCAACCTCTAATTCTGACAACTTCCTTCGAAGTATTTCCTTGTTCTTATAATCCATTTTATTGTCATTCTGGATTCGTTCAACCATCTGCACAAGTTGCTTCTCTTTATTAGTCTCTTTATCCCAGATGACTTTTGTCTTAACCGGATGTGACAAAGTAAATCCTACCCGCCTTTCTGTTATAATACTCTGCCATGGGATTGCTACTCGTACAACATCAATCCAGACGTCCTGTCTGATAAAATTACCATCATCATCTTTTACGCTAGTAGCTCTCGATACTTTACGCCATGGACGAAGAGCTCGATCAAACACATCATGAGTATCTACATCGAATTGTTTTATAGCATCAGCCTGTTCCCCTATATCAACCTGCCTCTTGAATAGTTTTTCGATCTCTTTATAATCCTGTGATTTTATTATGTCTAGTGCTGCCATTTTTTTTGTAAAATTAATTAATTTTTATACATGCCCTATTAAACTTGCTAAATTTGTTTTCCTGCGATTCTTGCCTATAACCTCTTCTAGGATTACATATCTGATCCCATCTATTGCATGATTAAACTCGTCAACCGGCTGATTAAGATACTTACCATCTTTGTTCTGATCATAAACATAATTATCAATCTCTTTCTTAACATGAGTTGATCGCCTAGTAATTTTGAGATTATATTCCTTCATTTTTGTAAGTCCGGCATTAATTGAACCAGCATACTTCTCAACAGCATGAATATTTAACCCGGCATTATGTATTTCGTCAATAAGCCTAGGATCAGCACTCTCTGAAATAATTTTCTTATCTCGACATTCTGCTTTTAATACTTTGATAATATCATTCGTTAACATATGCGTTTTATAACAAATCTCATCCATGTAAAGATTATCGCCATCTATTGCCACGTTAATAATTGCAGTAGGGTCATTGCTATATCCAAAATCCATCCCCACCCATCGCTTGCGTACATGTTCCGGGATTTCATCAATCATCTCATAATCATCAAATATACGTCCTTCAATAACAGCTCGGAGTCCTAATCCATAAACTGTCCATAGAGATTTATTTTTCCCTTGCAATTTTTCAATATCATCAATAATCTTCTGCTCAAGAAATGGATTGTCTTTGTAAGTACTGATAAAATGATATGTATCCGGGTCTTTATTTACTGCTTCAATCCAGTGATCTTCTGAAAATGAAGGGTTATAATCTAATACAGCAAATAATGTAGTTCTCATTATAAGCTGCTGCCATTCCAAATAACTTAATTCATTCGCTTCATTAGCAAAGAGAATACCACGTTTACGGCCCCTGATCTTTTGCTCATCATCGGTTGAAAAAAACTCTACCCATGAACCATTTGAAAACTTATAAATCAACGCTGTTTTATTGAATTGTTTATTATTCCAAATATCCATTTTAAACATTACTTCCTTAAAGTCAATAAGAACAGATCCTTTAAGTGCAGGAAGCGTTTTACGGACAATAGATAAGCGGGTATTATTATGCCTTAAAATGTATTCAATGAGATATATTAGAATTGTGATCGTTTTGGCTGATCTGGATGATCCCTGACAACTTATAATAGGCTTGCCTTGTGATAATCCTAAAGCAATATTCCTATATACTTTTTTTGCTGCTTGTATCTTCATTCTCTACTTTGTCCGAGTTATCTATTAATTCAATAGTAATATGAGAATTTAGGTCTTTCCCATCTGCTCCTGTTAATTCATCCTTGTTTGGTATTTTGCCATAAAGAGTATCATCAATCTCTTTAATTGCTTGTACATCACCGGACAGAGCTTTATAAATTAATGCTAATTTGATTTGATCTTCAACTGTTCCAATCATTTCTTTTCCGGTTGGATTACCTTTCTCTTTGATCTTAACAGCAACCTCAATCCATTTCTTTAAGATAGTAGAACGGTTCTTAGCTCCTTTAGGTTTCCCTCCACTAATATTTTCAGGATGCTTGTCAAATCCGGCTGTATTTATTTTATCTCCGAAATTTGTCATTTTCAAGTTATAACTAAGTTATATTAACTTCGCAAAGTTATAACATTTTTTCTTATATATTTAAATAATCTTCATTTAACTCATTACCAGATAAATAGAGTCCGTTATTATATTCAGCAAGTCCTTTTTTGATATAGAATTTAACTGTTGATTTCCTTAACAGATAGACTGCATCGTAAAGAAACTTGCACCAATCAACATCTTTATCAAAGCTTTTATAGTTGTTTAACTTACCAATTTTAACGTGGTCGATAAAAGATAATACCTTTTCGATCATGATTAGAGAATGCTGCGGATAAATAACCGGCTCAAAGCTTGCCCAGGTTATTAACCCTTCAGATTGAAAATATTCAAGTGCCTCAATTCTTTTTGATGAATGAATTGTGCCTGGTTCCCACTTTAGCCTTTGTTCTTCATCAGCAACAACAAGAGTTGTTCCGATTTTGAAGTGATTGAATTTCTTGAAAATATCAATATCCTTTTTAGCTTTTTCGGGATTCTTTGTTAATATCGCCACATGGACCTGATGTTTTAAAAGTACTTCAAGAACCTGTCTTGTCTGTCCTGATTCAAAATTACAATAAGGATCTCCGGTAAATGATAGTAATACCTGTTTTTGCTGATCCTCTTCAGAGAGTTTTAAAATGCTTTTTTCCAGCTCAATAAGATTAAGATCACAACTTACTCGCGAATGATCATAATTTGAGTTAAATCTTTTCATCATTGGAAGAACATAACAGTAGGCACATCCGTGGTCACATCCTTTGAAATAATTCAGAGCTAATGGGGAATATTCGCGAGCTCTCCCAAGCGGGGTATATACCTTCATATATTA